CCCAATCAATTCGGGCTGAACATCGGCACATCTACCAAGATCACTTGCGACGTTTCCTTTATTTGCACGGACTCTGAAACGGTTGACGGCCCTACCGGACTTAAAGCAGGCACGCGCCCGGTTCTTGTTGATTCTGATGCGTACAACACAAGTTCTGACTTCAAGCGGATCAAGATGGGGCTTGTTTCATCGACCGATGAGGCGGTATCTCCATTATTCGCATACATCACTGATTTTTCATTAACGATCAATAACAACCTGAAGCCATCAAAAGCTGCTGGTGTTTTGGGTTCGTTCGATATCTCAGCCGGGACTTTTGCCGTGAGCGGAAGTTTGACTGCTTACTTCACTGACGTTCAAGCCATCGCAGCAATCCGGAATAACTCAGATATCACGATCGATGCAATTGTTGTTAAAGACAACGCCGGATTCGTGATTGATCTTCCATTAATTTCCTTGGGCGGCGGCAATCCAGATATCAAATTGGATGAGGCTATCAAGCTGCCATTAACGATGGACGCGGCAACCGCAGCAAGTATCTCCACAAGTATGGATTACACGGCGGCGATCATGTTCTTTGATTACCTGCCTGATGTAGCAGAGGTTTAAAAACAATCGGTGGCTTTAATCTGGATTCGTGATTTTTATTACTTAATAGGACATTTACTTATGAGCGGCATGTACAAACAGTTTGCAACCGACAAAAAACTTGAGAAAGAGGGGATCGTGCTGGACTACGGGACATTCCGGATAACCGGGGCGCGCGCCGGTAGTTCAAACAGTAAGTTCGTGCGCACGCATGAATTTCTTACGAAGCCTGTGCGCCGGTTGATCGAACAAGAGATTCTGCCGGTTGAAAAAGAGCGCGAGATTAATCGCCAGCTCTACGCTAAAGCGGTTGTTCTTAACTGGGAAGTTCAGGACGACAAAGGAAAATGGAAGCAAGGTATCGAAGGCCCTGACGGATCGATTCTCCCATACACAGAAGAAAACGTGATTAATGCGTTCGCCGATCTGCCTGATCTGTTCACTGATTTCCAGATTCAAACCAACAAAATGCAATTGTTCCGGACTGCAGACCGGGAAGCAGACGCAAAAAACTAGCAGAGGTCCTGCTTTACACGCTTAAGCAGGGCAGAACTGAAAAGGAAATTATCAGGCAGGCAGTAAGCGAAGGAAATGAATTACCAAAGGCAATAAGAGACGCGCCAATTTTATTGCCTGGTTTGCAGATGTACTTCATAGCCTTCAATAGGTTGGACACAAGCAGGGCAAGCAGTTTTGGCGGTATTGGGCATATTCCCTGGATGACGATCATGGATTACTGCGACAGGGTTGGAATCCATGATCAAGAGCAACGCGATGACATGGAATATCACATCAACGCTTTGGATGCAGCGTATCAACAGTGGGCGGCGGAAAAAAGGAAGAAGTAAATGGCCGGACTAGATGATTTATCAAAGCGACTCAGAGAGCACGGGGAAACGATTGTCGTGAATCTGAATGAGAAAACCAAGAGAGTTGCTCGCTCTATTGATACTTTGCTGGTCAAGGCCATGCCGGTTGATGTGGGTCGTGCACGTTCTGCAGTGGTTGTAACAGTCGGAGAACCATCATTCGTAGAAACAACGCAAGCCTATGTTCCAGGCACAAAAGGTAGCACTTCCGGGGCAAATGCACAGGCCGCGATCGATCAAGCTGAATCTGCTTTGGTAAGCCGCGAGCTAGGCGAAGAAATTCATATCAACATCAATATCCCTTATATCGATGACCTGAACAGAGGATCTTCGCCACAAGCAAGCCCAGGCTTCATTCAGCAAGCAATAGCAGGCGGTATTTCAACCGAATCAGGCGTTTCCGTACTCGAGAAATAAAGCGTACAAATGGGCGATATCACAGAAAAAGTTGACATAGTTATCAATGAGAGCGGCGGCAGAACCGTCAAACGCTCTCTTGATGACATTGCCGATAGCGCTCAACGAGGTGTGCAGCCAGTCAATAATCTTAATTCGTCTCTCGGAAGTGGCGCGCGGGCGGCTGATATATTTTTTGGTTCTTTGAAAGCCCTCGGCGGCATTCTTGCGACAATAAAACTCACCTCATTAATAACCGAAGCCGCAACTCTTTCACAGCGTTATAGCGAGCTTGGCATTGTTCTCGATGTTGTTGGCCGCAATGCAGGATTAACAAAAACCTCAGTTGACGCCACAACGGAAGCGGTCAGGAAGCAGGGCATTTCCATGATCGAGTCGCGCCAGATTGTTACCCGGATGATTCAATCTCAGATTGATCTATCCAAAGCGACAGAGTTAGCAAGACTTGCCCAGGATGCTGCGGTTATCGGCCAGATGAATTCGTCACAAGCTCTGGACACACTTGTTCACGGTATCCAATCGGCACAAGTCGATGTTCTGCGAACCATAGGACTCAACGTTAATTTTGAGCAATCCTATGCAAAATTAGCGAAAGAAATGGGGGTTACTCAGAATGCTCTCACGGAAAATGAAAAACTACAGGCAAGGCTCAATGTGGTTTTGGGCGAAGCGTCAAAAATATCCGGTGTATACGAAGGGGCAATGGCCAATGCCGGAAAACAGATGCGATCTACTCAAAGGCTCGCAGAGGACCTGAAAGTAAAAGTAGGTGGGCTATTCGACCAAGCCTCAATATTTGCGGTAACTGCTTACACCAACGCGCTCAAAGAGGCCGATACTCAGGCAGATAATTTCAGTCAGACCGGACAATTAAAGGCATGGGGCGATTCTATTGCGCGAATTGCAGCATTCGCCACCGATTCTGTTAGGTCTGTTGGTATCGTATTCGATATCACTGGCAAGGCTATCGGCGCCATGGCTGCGCAAGCCGTCGCTATCTCTAAGTTCGATTTCAACACCGCATTCAAGATCCAGGGGGATTTCAATAAAGACTTTGACTCGGCGATCGGAAGTATGTCAAAAATGCGCGATCTGGTGGAATCTCAGATCGTTGAGCGTGATCTTCTTACCAAGACAACAGAAAGAGAGACTTTATCACTAAAAACAAATACCGTTGAGCTCGGCAGAAATGCTGAAGAAGCAAAAAAAGACATTGATGCTCGAAACAGGTTTATTCAGGCATTGCAAACCGAAGTTGATTCAATCGGGTTAAACGAATTCGCAATCAAGCGGATGGAAGCAGCAAAACTGGGCGCAACTAAAGCCGCTTTGCCGTTGATCGATGCGCTTGAAGAAGAAAACAAAAGATTAAACCTGCAAAGTATCCAGGTTAATCAAATCACTTCAGACTTGAATAAATACAAGCAAGTCACTGAAAGTGTAAAAACCGATCAGGAAAAATTCGCTGATACTGTCGAGGAATTGAACCGGCTACAAAATTTAACCAACGGCGCAGCCATCAGCCAGGAAACATATAACCGTGCGCTCAAAAAAGCTAACGATGAGTTTCTTGGTGTTAAGAAAAATGGCAAAGACACATTTGATTCTTTAAACCAGTACGCCATACAAGCGTCACGCAACATTCAAACCTCACTGGCCAATTTCCTATTTGATCCATTCAATGATGGGCTCGACGGAATGGTGAAGGGCGTGGCTAATGCCGTGCGCCGGATGATTGCCGAATTCGCGGCAATGAAGATATCAAATGCCATCGGACTTAACCAGATATTTAATGGCGGAGTTGGTGGCGGTTCGGGAATTAACTTCGGGAACATTCTGAGCTCCGGATCGAACTTGCTTTCATCGTTTGGTCGTGGCGCTGGTTCGCTAATTGGTCAAGGAGCATCCGCTTTAGGATTCACGTCATTCGGTGCCGGGGCAAGCGGTGCGGCAAGCGCTGGAGTGTTCGGCGCGGGCGGCGCAAATTTTCTTGGCGGGGCAGGTACGGCTTTGGGAGTTGGCACGGAATTCGGTGGGGCGGCAGTTGCTGGAGCTGGCTTGGCTGCCGCTGCCGGCCCGTTAGCTATCGCTGCCGCAGCCGATATGATATTCCGCTCACTGGCAGGAAACAAAACGCTAGGCAACAAAGTATTAGACTCCATCCCGGTAATCGGCAGTCTCGGGGCTTTATTATTTGGTCACGGCCCCCGCAAATTCCGTCAGGAAGTGGCGATCGGTGATGTGAGTTCGGAAGGTTTTGATGGTAGGTTTACCCGTGTTGATCGTGCTAAAGGCGGACTTCTTGTTGGTAACAAACACTGGGAATACGATTCCCCAGACTCCGCAGCATTCCAGCAAGTATTTGACATGGCAATCAAAGGATACGCGGCATCCACTAAGGATTTTGCAAAGAACTTGGGATTGTCTGCTGATGCTGTAACCAACTATTCCAAAACAATACGCCTGGAATCAGAAAAAGGCAAGGCGCTCACTGAAGAGCAAATCAACGGATTCCTGCGTGGGATCGGCAATGAGTTCGCTAAAGGCGTCATGCCTACAATCGATACGCTCAAAAAAGCCGGAGAAGATGCCTTTGATACGTTGAGCAGACTGAGCAGCGAATTCACGACACTATCCGATGCCGCGGCAATCCTGGGTAAATCGGTAGCAGAATCACGATCGTTTATCTCCGGGGCAAGTTTTGAAGGCCGTAGCGGGTTTATAGATGCGGCTGGCGGAGTGGATGCCCTGAACCAAAAAGTTTCTTTCTTTGCGCAAAACTTCCTGACCCAATCAGAACGACTTGCGCCATCGCAAGAAAAACTTAACGATGAACTAAAACTCCTTGGATTGTCGACGGACCTGACAAAAGATCAATTCCGCGACTTAGTGCAATCGTTTGGAAAAGTTAACGGGGTCTCCGAAGAGACATTGCAGTCGCTTCTGACCCTAGCTCCGGCTTTTGTCGGCGTTAAAGATGCGTTAAAGGGTACTGTCGGTGATGCATTCTCTGCCTTGCAAAGATCAGTTGATACTGAACGCAAGAAAATCACAGATCAGTACAACGCCGACCTTGCTACGGTTAATTCACGAATTCAAGGCGTGAACGATTCAATCAGTAAATTGAATTCCCTGTCAGCTGCACTCAAATCAACCACGGACACAATTAATCCGCAAAGCCTAAGCAATGCGCGTGATCAAATTAGAGCTGCAATATCCAGTGTTGCTGCCGGCAATATTCCTGACACCGAATCGCTCAAGCAATCGCTTGATACGTTATCGCACCAAGATTCCAGCAATTTTGAAACGTTGGCAGATTTTCAAAGGTCACAAGCGCAGTCAGTTGACTTGATCGATCAGTTGAATTTAACGACCGAAGGCCAGTTAACGCTAGAAGAACGTAGTCTTGCTGCGCTGGAAGCGAATCGGGATAGATTGCAAGCCGGTTTCGATAATGAAATAGCTCGACTTGATTCTATCTTGACCCAAGGTCAATCACAGATCGATGCGCTGAATGGTATTAACACCAGCGTTCTATCTCTCGCTGATGCGCTGAAAGGTTTTAATACTGCGAATGTTTCGGCTGGCGGACAAACTGTTGGCGTATCTAATTCCGGCGTGTCTTTCCAAGATATTCGTGATTTTTCAGCCTCGAATACGCCAGATCAGATTTACGCAGCGGCCAAGCAGTATGGTGTTTCTCAAGCCGATATCGTGGCTTCTGGAGCATTCTCCGACGCACAAGTAAATGATTACTTGATGTCTCGCGGACTTGCTTCGTTCGATGTCGGCGGTTATGTGCCAAAGACAGGACTGGCTATGATTCACAAAGATGAGCAAGTTTTAACTTCCGGCCAGCAAGATGCAATCACTTCTGAAATAAAGCTAATGCGCGAAGAATTGAGCGCTGCACTAAAGGCTATTGCAGGTAATACCGGTAAATTCGCAGACCAGTTTGATCAAGTCTCAGCTGGCGGCAGCGCTATATTAACGGAGGCCGCATAATGGCTGACTCCACACTCAGCGTACTTGTCCCGGTTGAAATAACCGATTCTATTCTGACATCGACCAATGTTTCAGAAACGGATTACGCAGAATATAACCCAGCCACAACCTATCCTCTTGGCGAACGTGTTATCAGCACCACAACGCACAAGATTTATGAGAGTGCAAAAGCTGGAAATCTGGACAAAGATCCTACTGATATCAATAACCGCACGGGTACAACAATCTGGTGGATTCAGGTTGATGCGACTAATGCCTGGAAAATGTTTGATGGTGAAAAGACTTCGGCAACCACGAATGCAACACCATTGACCATCGTACTCAGGCCGGGATTTATCAACTCGCTTTATGCAGGTGGACTGATTGCAGACACCGCAACCATAACGATAAAAGACTCCCCTGGTGGAACCATCGTTTATAGCAAAACTATTACGCTTGAGAATTCATATCCTCCTGACTGGTACGAGTATTTCTTCTCACCGTTCAGACAGCAACCGGATCTCATTATTGATGATCTGCCACCTTACAACAATTGCGAGATAACTTTCACGCTGGCTATTTCTTCCGGAAATGTCGAGTGTGGAATGTTCCAGATCGGCGATCTACGTCAGCTCGGCACAACGCAATACGACGCCTCGGCTGCTCCAAAATCGTATAGCTCCATAAAAATTGACGAATTCGGAAATAACGAAATTATCCGCAGGAAGAAAGCTACTGACGCGGAATATCAAGTGATCCTCGAACCGAACTACGCCAATACAGCGATGGATATTATGAATACCGTTCTCGATGTGCCGGTTGTGTGGGTAGCAACCACTTTTGATGATTACGCCTGGTTGCGGGTTTTTGGTCTTGGTAGCGGAAAATTTGTTGCTCAGAATTATTCAGAGTGTGTTTTAAACGTTTCTATAAAAGGGCTTATCTAATGGCGCTGACTCGATTCGCAGGAACCAAACCTCAGAGAGGCGTTAGAGCCACGTTCTCGACACTTATTGATGCATTTGTGACGTGGTTTCTGGATACCTTCTTCGATGAACTTGACGCGGCGATAACGGCTTTTAATTTCAACGCAACCAATTCAACCAGCACGGACAGCTTAACTATTTCCATTGGAACTAAGACGCTAAATGCTGGAACCGGGAAGTCCTACCAAAAGAGCATGGCACTCACGCTTGGATATGGCGCGGACCCTAAGAAATGGATGAGGGGAGAAGTTCTTTCTTACGATTCAGGTACTGGCGCCATGTCTTTCGATGCCAGGACCATCAGCCAGACGACCGGGACTTATTCCGACTGGGTGATTAGCCAAGCCGCCGTTGAAGCAAAGCTTAATTACAGCGCAGTTACTGTCTACGCAGCCAATGGCCACGGGTCAACTAATAATAAAGTTCCAAGGTATCAAACGATTCTTGAAAACGTGGGTAGCGCCATAACCTACGCGGACAGCGCCACTGCCGGGCCAAGCTTTACCATAAATGAAGATGGGCTTTATGAAATATACGTTATCGCCACCTATTCTGGCGGGGCTTGCAATTTCGGAGCATCAAAGAATTCCGCGCAGTTAACCACTGCAATCAACGGGATTACAACTGCTAATCAGATTATATGGGGAGCTTCTACCACGTCGAGCAACTACAACCCAGTTTCCCGAACAATCAAGTGTGTGGCTGGTGATGTGATACGCCCACATGATGACGGTCTGCCTGATGTAGCTAATGCAACCTGCCTAATATCAATCATTAAGAAAGAGAGCCTATAAATGCCAAATTTATTGGTTAACAGCCCAAGCGGTGAACAAAAGATTTTCCCGATAAGCGAGACTGGGTCTTATTTTGATCCATCGCTTGTCGAGTGGGATGAGCGCACCGATGGCCAATTACCGGAAGGAACTGAGCTCGGGAAAATGCAGCGGGTTGGTGATGAATTGGTGAAGCTTGACGACTTTCTGCCTGCGCACGCAGCGGCAATCAATAAATCATTGGTTCCAGTGTTCGTGACCAAAAGACAAGCGCGCCTAGCCTTGCTGGATGCTGGATTGCTACCAACTATCAATGAATTTGTCACAACGCAATCTGACGAAGTGCAAATCTACTGGAATGACTCGGCAGAAATTTACCGGCTGCATCCACTGGTGTTGAGCATAGCCACTGTGTTGAATTTGAATGAATCTCAGATTGATGATCTTTTTATCGCAGCATCACAAAAATAAGGACCCGATCATGAGCGATTGCCCTCACACCAAGGAAATAGGAGCCCTTCAAGCAAAAAATTCAATGCTTGAAGGAAGGCTCAAGCAATTAGAGGAAATAGCCAGAAGTAGCGCTGACGAGCTTTTATCAAACAGAGTTGAAGCAAGGACTACGCGCAAATGGCTGGATATCGTTGCAAAGATTATCGGCTATTGCGTACTTATCGGGGCGCTGTTCGCGGCTGGCAAGGTTACCGGGTTCGCCGACCTGATTTTGAGGATTTTTAGACTATGAACAACTGCATATTATTTTTCATTAACAGAGGGCTTTTAGCGATGAAGAAATTAATACTTATTACCCTGTTTTTTATGATCTCGTTATCCGGGTGCGTCACAACAAAAGACTTCGTAACTCTCGACAAGGACATTGAATCCGGGCAGGCGGTTAGTGTTATTAAGTCGATATCTCTCAGCGATACCGAAGTCACTATCTTAAATCATTCGCTGAATGCATACACGGCATTTGTCGAAAAGTGGAAACAGGATGATGTTATTAAGGATCGCATGCAATTCTTGACCGAATTTTCGGCGCTTAAAGAACAGTACCTTGCGGTTGACAAGATCGTCTCAAACCATTGGCAGGAATACTCTCCTGAATTTCGGCAGGATCTACTTCGCTACCAGCAATCAGCAAAACACTTTAATGATTCCGCTGAAAGATTGGCCTCACTGGAAAAATGGGAAAACGCAATAACCGATGCCGTTTCCCTTGTAAAAGTTCTTATGGGTATAGCAAAGTCAATCCCATTATGAACGAGTACATCGATACCCAGGAAGCCATCAAGATAGCTATGTTCGCCTTCGCAGCGATTCAAGGAATGCTCTTTGCGTATACAAACAAATGGGCAAATAGCAAGGATTATTCAGTAACTCTCGGAATGTACCTATTTGGCGATAAGAAAGCCGTGGTGAAAGCGCTGACAACATTGGGCGTACTTTGTATCGGGGCAGGGGGGCTTGATTATCTGGATACCTTGAGCGGATTCAATATTTTTGTGGCAGGCGCCTCCATAGGTTATTTGGTTCCACAAACTGTCGAGCAAAAGGAGAGTAAATAACATGCTAATGCCATTACTTAAACCCGTTCCAATTTGCACGAAAGGCAAAACATTTTGGCAGAAAGTCTGGATCTTACTCACATGCGCACGCAATTGGGAGCTCGCGGAAGATTGGGTTTTCATTATGCCTTGTGGGACCCTGATTGTAATCCCAAAAGGTTTCATCATGGACGGTGCAAGCACACCGAAATTCATGTGGGGCTTGCTTGACCCGGTAGGGATTCTGCTCATCCAGGGAATAATTCACGACTACGGTTACAGATACAACTACCTATGGGCAATCGACCGCAAAGGGAATCGCTATAAATACCACCTCAATCAGGGGCGAGCATTCTGGGATCAGACTTTTCTCGATGTAGGAAACCATATAAACGACATGCAAATAACCGGATATCTGAGCTGGGCAATGCTGCGCATATTCGGCTGGATAGCCTGGAATGAAAACCGCAATCTTCACGCGCCAGAATTAACACCGCAGTAATCACGGAGGGAAACATGCCAATTAATAATCAACAAAGAAAATCTGTAACTAGAAAGTTAGATATATCCCATACCATTATCAAGGGACGTGGTCCGTTAAATAACGCGCACGTTAGTAAAAATGAGGTTCTGACAAGGATGCTGGAAAATAAATCCGTAAGGTCGGTGGCTAATGGACCAGGTGGATATAGATTATCTATTGACGAGGATGATGATTACATGGGCGGAGTGCCATCAGTTACTTTGGAAAAGTTGCCTGATGCAAAATCCGCCAAATTGGGAAGCAGGATTCATCTTCCAAGGTCTGAGTTTTTAAATTCAGGTGCTGGCGCGGCTGTATATATGCCTGAGAGGGGGATGGTTTTAGAGACCAACGGTGTCAGATGGATACCTGCTGACTGTCAACAAACTTTAGCTGTCGTTCGCGGTACGGTTGCTGCGCCAATAGTGGCCGGTCAGACTGCAGGGGTTATAAACACATGGACCCCGTTCACATTACCTGGCGGTTGGCCGTCTCTCCCCGCTGAATTGACATATCCAGGACTTGTGATCGAAGTGGAAGCATGGGGAGGACATGGCTCGACATCTGCGAACGCCACAGTTCTTGGCGTACAGATGGGAACATCTACCGCAACATCTAACAATGGCAACGTTTTGATAGCTGCATCCGGGCCACTTACTGCTGGAGCAGGTAAATCTGCAAAAATAAAGAATAGCGCCATTGTGACAAATGGCAGGGACTTAATGGTTGATGCCCCAACATCTTCCGGCGTTACTTCAAGCATGATCACTAACGGAGGGTATGCAACTAATTTTGCCAATGACGGCGATAATCTTGGGCAATTAATTCTCGATCACGTAAGCAAATTAGCAGTTACTAATGGTTCGCTTACTTATATCATGCCGTCATTTTTTCAATTCACTAACATTACAGACACTAATAACTTGTACTATTTTAAAATCACATTGAGGTCAGAATAATGCCTAATTTTCCCTACGGTAGTTTTGTTGGTGATCAAGATGAAATCACTATAGCCCACCTACAAGAAATGATGGGTCTTGGTAGTTTGCCTTGGCTTGGTGTAGACGGCAGTGTTGTTATGGATGATTCTGCATTTCTTTATCAGCGCGGTAGGATGCACGGGGATAGCGTTCCGGCAGCGTGGCGCACCGCATTGTCTAATCCAGGAGATATTTTAACGAGTTATTGGACTGGGATAAATGCTTGGGGTGTTGTGTCTGTTGCTAGTACAAATCTATGTACAAATGCTTTTGTCAAAATATACGACACACAACTATATACTTTACTGGCTTCTACTGGCACCTGGGAAAGGGTAGACGGCACTAATGGCCGCCCAAAGTATGCGTTAGATTGGTATCCGTTAGCTAATTTTTCATCATCATCAACAGGAACCAACTTCTATGATCCAGCAGACGGCCGCGTAGGATGGAGCAATGTGCCAACGTCTGGCGACAGGTCATCTGCTGATGTCGGGACCCCAACTAATGCGAAATACAGAACGTTGCATAATAGCTTAATGAAGCCAGTAAACGTAGCTGATGGATCTGATGTCGTTGCTGTGTTTGCGACCTGCATGGCACAGCTTTTTACTGTCGATGGCGCTGCGTTTAATGCTACGCCAAAATTTATGTACAGCATGGGAGTGGATTTCAAACCGAACAAAGATAGCGTGCTTAATTCAGGGAATCTGGCTGGAGTAACATATCATGTTGGCTCTGGAGGATCAGCATCTATACAGATTCCATCTGACGGCACTGCCAAGCGTTTCAGCTATATAACTATGTATGACACGAATACGAGCACGAACGGTATTAATGATAGTGTTTATGTTCTAGCAAATAATCGGTATGCCGGAGCGTTAACAGTTGCTCAAGCTGCGGCGAATCTGCCGGTTCTAAGATTCAATGGTTGAGTTTGAGTATTCTGCTGGATCCGCGTGGACTTTCGTATTACTACGGTTTATTGGCAATATCTTCCTCCGTCGGATTGTAGTAGATAATTAATTTTTTCAAGTCTAGGAGAAAAGAAATCAGATTTAAGAAAAAATAATTGCGGAACAGATTATATTTTTGCGGAACAGATTTATAATTTTATGTCAGATAAAATCTGTATAACTTATTGATTTGGTGGTGCCCGGGGCCGGAATCGTTATAGTAGGTTCTTATTGGGGTTTTGCTGGTTGTTCCGTAAAAATTCCGTTAACAGAGAAATCCAGCAAGTATTGAGAAATTTGATTCCTGCATTCGGTTTCACATTGAACTAGATTTCTTCTTGCGTTTGGCCGCCAGTTTATCACGATTAGACAAAGCCCAGTCTTGCACCTCTTGAGCTATCCAGCGGCGTTGTAATCTGCTATTGCTGCGGATCGATGGTATCGGTACGGAGCCAGGAAAATCAGGGAGAGGCGCTGTATGCTCGGAAAATGATCTGGCACTATCTATGCCAAGATAGTTTGCGCATTTTTGCGCGTCCCACAATTCACGATCTGCTGGAACATCAACCTTTTTCATGCTGGCCAGCGCCTCTGTATTTGCATTAAGCGCTTGAGTAAGTTCTTTTATCGCTTCAATTTCGTGTGGTTGCATATAATTTATTCCTGCTCAATTAATCGTTAGATTACTTTTTTTCACTTTCCTGCATTCAATCACTATGGTGTGATCGACAAAATAGAACTCGTGTGTGAAAGTTTTATCTGGTCCCATGCCATCAAGAATAAGCGACATATGTGTTGCGAAGCATTACCTTACTTCCTTAACGAATTCTTCGTCGGTCATCCCGTTTTCTTGCGCCAATGCGTATAGGTCTTTAGTGCTCATTTTTATGATTTTTGATAGCGCAAATGTTTCTTAACCTGTTGTGACTTATAGTCAGCCATAAAATGAATCCGTTCCTTACTAACATTCTCAGATTCGCAAAGCATTATCATCGTCGCTCGCACATTACCAAGCGCAGTTTCAAGCCTGCTGCCGCTGGTGGCTCCATTAGACTTGGCCGGATCTGATTTGTCGTATCCATGCCTCAATACCTCACCAACTGCTTGTACGGCACCGCCAAATTGTTCTGATAACAAAGCTAACAGTTCTATTTGTGCCGGTGTTAAATGATGATTATTATTCATATTTATTCCTTTGGATCTTCCGGCAATAGTTTGTAGGAGGTAAAAATTGGGCTGTGGCCGCTTGAGCTAAACCAGGCTACTATATACCAACCAGTTTCATACCAATACGCCAAACATTTTGCTTTTCCGTTCCATAACAATAGCGGCTTATCCTTCGGCGTATTCTCATCAATAGGTATCCATTTTTCCATGTACCAACTTCCAGCGAAAAACGCATTCATTGCCACATCTTTATCGTTTACTTCGTAATACTTTGCGTAATCTTTTGCTGATTTTGTTAAATTACGAAGATCCATGTATTCGCTCATTTTAGGGGCTCCATTTTACGAAAGCTTGCATTTCTTGCTGCTTCAGGTTTTTATCCAAAAATAATGCGATTGTTTTAGCTCTCCGCAGTGTTTGCAAACAAAATAAGGTAATGGTGGATACTTTTTATAAGCAAAAGTGTATTCAAGACTGTAGTCATGAAATTTAAAAAAGCAAAGTATTTTATTTAGTATGCGTTTCATTTCTCATTATCCTCTATTGTCATTTCCGTTATTGCTGCGACTGTCCAAACGCTCATTGCCCATATAGCGCAGAGGTAGAGGGCTGGTAGGTAGATCATTTACTTAAAGCTTCTGCTATCTTCTCTGCTTTATATAAATCATTTTCTGTGGTGAATACTTCTCCGTTGCTATCAACTATTCTATATGGCCTGCAACAACACGTTTCAGGATGGCAATTACAGTGGTTTCTCTCTACTTTATATTTCATGCTTAATTGTTTTCCAGTATGCCCATTCCCACTCATGAGCGTTATCTTTTGATACATCCATCCAGATTTCATTTGCTGGCGTTTGCTGCCACTCAGTACAGTCTAATTTCCTGATGAAAATTTCTTCATCGGTGTCAGGCGGCATTTGTTTACTCATTGGTATCCAGTACATTTATTCAACGACTCCCATTTTTCTTCGGTGAATTCAGTCCATTTAAAATTATGTGCGTCATTAAAATCTAAGCATGTTTGTCTTAAGAAACATGACTCAATGGCAAACAGGTTATTTGCAGAAATATTACTGCCTATTATTTTCTTGTAGATTTCCGGCGGCATTTGCTCGGCGCAGTTAGTCCAGGTTATTTCAGCCATGATTCCAACAATAAATAAATTAACGCTCCTAAGCTGAGTAGTTTCAGCGCATCATATAAATCAAGCATACTTACTCCTCAAATGGTGTAAAGCTGTATTTAGCGTTTGGCATGTTCCAGTCCGGGGTAGTTGTTACAAACATCTGCCATTCCTTTTCTATACCACACTCAAATAACTTCCTCACCCAAACCGGCTGGCCCGTCATGGCCTGGCGTATCTTCATTTCTCGCAGCGGGTCGGCGGGGATTATCCAGTACTTTGTTATTCCGTATTCGTGGAAGTGTCCCCTTAACCACAATTTATCTTCTTCGTAAGTTTTGCCAGTATAGAAAGTGTTTACGCTACTTGGATTCCCGAAGATACTGTTTACATTATTAACGATAAAAGTATTGCTCAATAACTCCGCACTCTGCTCATCGCTTCCGGTGTATTCAACCCACGTTCCTGGTGTGTTAGTTGTCATTTAACTTCCTGTTTATATTTAACTGATAACTGTAATTATGAACAGTAAATTGTGGTATGCCAAACTATTTCGATAAAGAACTTAAATACAATTCATGTGTACGTGGGAAACGTTCCTGCACGATCCGGCTGACAACATGAGCGTATTGTCTAATCTCCCACTGAGCCGCTTCATCTTCTCGCAAAGTAAGAAATCCTATCCAGTTCCGAAGGTTTGCAGTAGCTCGCATTTTCGAGTATCGAGCAACCGGAACAGGAAGCCTTGCCAATTCTTTGGGAATGCCTAACATCAACCCTCCTTGATATACCACCTCAGCATGTGCGTATAACACCTCTAAAGCCCTGAGCCAATTTAAAACATCAGTATGAGTTGGAACTTTTGACCCGTTGGCTTGTTTATTTGCGCCTGGAACGACTATACAGCGTTCGACGGTAGGTAGATAATCCATAGACGCCAATGGCGTATATCTGGCTGACATTTCATTATAAGACTGAGTGCGATGCCTTTGCCACTCCCGAAAAACCATGATTGGTGCACATACTTCGATCTTAAATCCAGAACCTTCAAAGGGAGTCATGTGCTTGTGTTCGTACAGATACTTCAATAACTTTTCGTCTCCAACATTCCCGTCCCTTCCCCATCCTTGGAAGCCTTTAGCAGTCGACATTCTGGCATCTTCAATAATTGCCCTATCTGATCCCCAAGAATCGATTACTCTAACGTAGCCATGCTCCAATACTCGTTCCTCATAGGTAAAAGGAGGTTTAAGTTTGTTTATAATTTTATCTATTAATTTTTCCATTTCTTCTCCATTAATTTCCAACACAGCTTACTTAGCGATAACCACATGTATTTGGGCGCACCAGCTCGCATAAGCCTCAATTCACGCTCCTGATAATGCCGCAAGACTGCACTCATGCTTCAACCTCCTCAAAAGGTGTAAATTCTTCCTTGTAAACTGCACAGGACTGGCCATCATTCAAAGACAGAACCCATTTCCCGAAGTGTTCAGATCGTTCATTTGTACACTTAGATTTGACCTGTTGCGGTCTGGTGAATGAAGTATCAATCCTTGACCCTTCGCGTCTATCAAAGAACTCGCAAGTGCCGCATTTGTACCGTTCCTTCTTTGGACTCTGAGGTTTTATCAGCGTGATCCCGGTATCTTTCAAAGCCTCATAAACCGACACATACTGAACATCAACAGCTGGACGTGTTCTGGCATCTATGTAATCCTTAGGCCAAGGTATGTCAGTCTCTCGGCACTGGTGTTGTTTTAAAGCATTCACTTTCGTGAAAACATGTGCTTTGCGCAGATCTGTCGTGTACCCCTGTGCATTTTTTGCCCAAAACAACATATCGTTACCAACAAAATCACGACTGTCTTGTAAATAGAATTTATCGATCATTTTGATATCACCTTAAATTCCACAACCCAAACGAAAGGATTAAAATTCCACGACCCTTTGCCGTTTATTGATTTCCATAAATCCTCAAATTCGTATCGGTGCGCAGAGCATGCCATTAATCCTTTCAGGGTCTCCATATTGCGCCAACATTCAACGCCCTCTGATTTGGCATCCTCAGCACTAATATCCTTTTCGAGTTCTGAATTTTCCATGATCAAGCAGCCTCTTCTTGCTCATCCAAAGGCTGCTGTTCCCCGAGAGTACCAATTAGATCGTTTATTATTTTTAAGCACTGCCCTGACCGGATGGTGAACTCGTTATCAAAATAATCATCATCTGTATCGAATTCAGATCTGTCCTCAACCAGATCAGGAAGGGTGATTTTGCTAATCATTGATTTGGCATCAATCGTAAAAAAGCATTCATCTGAACCAAGTACAATTTCTAATTTAACCGGGCGCTTACCCTGCAGAACGTAATTACTAACCACGGCGTTATCCAGATATTCATTTTTGTACGTGATTCTCTTGCTTTTCGCTGCAATATCTT